TGACGACGCTGCACTCGCAGCAGCCGCTGAGGTTTCATTCACCGTTAACAACGACAAGATCGCCGCTACCGATGTGGTGGTCTGCAACCACGGTTCTGCCGGAACTGCTGGTTCCTACCTCGTGCAGGCAAACTCGATCGCTGCCGGATCTTTCAAGATCACGGTTGCAAACGTGTCTGCCGGTTCACTTGGTGAGGCAATCGTTGTCAACTTCGTGGCTCTGAAGGGCGCAAGCTCCTGATGGGTCTCTTCGCCTTTAGGCGGATGAAGGAACGTGAGGCTGCTGCTCAAGCGGCGGCCTCCGCTCCTGAAAAGCCGACCAAAAAGACTTCTACTGTGACGCCCGATGGCAGTAACAATCGACGCAACAGCGGGCGGCGCAAACGCCAACAGCTACATAACCCTGGCCCAAGCTGACGCCTACGTCGAGGCGATGATCAGCAGCACGGATGTCAGCAAGTGGAGCACCGGCACTGATGACACACGAAACCGGGCGTTAGCAGCAGCAACGCAACGCTTGGACCGTGAACGATTTCTAGGGGCAAGGGCGACAGATACTCAAGCACTGCAATGGCCTCGTACGGGCGTTCGCAAGCCAGACACCTACGTCAACACTTACGCAACGGGCTTCCCGTTTCGCATCTCTGAGGATTACTTCACCGACGAAGAGATCCCGGATCAGGTGAAGCGGGCTCAGATCGAGCTTGCTGTTTACCTGAAGAACAACACGGACGGCATCAGCCTGAGCGGCCTGAACGACTTCAAGAACGTGAAGATCGGCAGCCTTGATGTCACGCCTGACAAGTCCGGTGCTGTTGGTGCTGATCACGTTCCGCCGATGTTTGAAAGGTACTTGACGGGTCTTAGAATTAGTGGACCAGGCAACATCGCTATCAAACGGAGCTGACCATGTACGCAGATCTCTCAGGCGGCTTCGAGTTTGTTTCTGACACTGCTGCTCACACCGGCAGGTTCAGCAAAATTTATTTCAAGGAAGACACGGTGATTGATGCGATCACTGTGCAGAACGCAACCGGCAACACCCTTGCTGGTGAGACGTTTGTTGCTGACACCTACATCTGCGGAATCATCACAAGCATCACGCTGACGAGCGGTGCCTGCCTCGCCTATCGCCTCTGATGGCACTTGCTGATTCACTGGCAAGGGTTGCAAGCAATGTGCTGAAGCAGTTCGGCGGTGATGTGACCGTGCGAATTGTTGCTGCTGGTGCTTACGACACGTCAGACGGCACGATCGCTGAAACTGAAACTGACACCACGGTTCCGGGCATCCTTGAGGATGTGAACCTGCGTGAGGTGAACGAGCTGGTACAGGCTGGTGACAAGCGTCTTACCGTCGCCGCTGATGATCTTGCCACCGCGCCTGAGACTAAGGATCGCGTCGTTATTAGCAGCGTTGTTCATCAGATCATCCGTGTGGAGACAACGGAACAGGACGGCACTGCGATCATTCATGAGCTGATCCTGAGGGCATAACGATGGCACGTCGTCAGATCCGCTTTGACCAGATCGGTAAGCACATGGAGGGCGAGGTGTTGAAGCTCGTAAGGGTGACGACGCTTGAGTGGGAGAAGCGTGTAAAGGTGGCTACACCTGTTTTTTCTCTTGATAATTATTCACCGGAGGAGCTTGCATCGATTCCGATGTTCTTTAAGTCAGGAGGCAAGACCGTGCCTTACGGAAAGTCGTTGCTAGAGCACGGTTCAGGCGGCAGGTTGAGGGAGGCGTGGCAGAGCAATGTGCGTGGTTTTGTTGGAGAGGTTGTAAACAACGTTGAGTACGCAGAGCCTGTTTGCTATGGCACAAACTTGCCCCCTGGCTGGGGTGGTAAGTACAGGACTAGGCAAGGGACTGTCCCCGGCTTTCCGGACATAATCGGCAAAGAACTGCAGTCTTGGGCACAAGGGCAGTACAGAAAAATCGTTAGGGAGAGCTAATGGCTGCTGCTGATCTCAACTCCGTAAGGGCGACGATTGAAGGCAGGCTTGCTACTGAGCTTGCTAACAGCCCCGCTATCCCCGTTGTGTTTCACAACATGGCTTACGAGCCAACACCAGGCTCCTCGTGGGTCCAGTGTCTTACGACGTTTGGCGCTAGCGAGTATTTAGGGCAAGGGCTGACAACAAACTCCCAAAACCGGATTGTTGGTCTTGTCGTCATGAACATATTTTCGGGCAAAGGCGTAGGCCCTGGAGCCAACCTTGTCATTGGAAAACGCATTCGGGATTTGTATAATCGAGTTATCGTGTCGGGGGTTTTCTTCGACGCTCCCACTGGCCCAGAGGCTTTGGCTTCGCCAAGTCCCGAGGGTTACTTCCAAACTCAGGTCCGTGTGACCTTTGAATTTATCGAGGAACTCTGACCATGGCCACCATCCGAGGCGAATCCGGACGTGTTGAATTTGAGACTGGCAGCGGCACATTGGGCCAAGTTGTCGGTACTCGCAGCTGGAGCCTGTCGATCACCAAAGAGACCTTGGACACCACCGTCCACGGGGACACTTTTCGGCAGTTTGTTGGCAGCCTTGTAAGTGGCTCTGGCACCGTCGAGCTGGTCTATGACCCTGACGCAACTGGCCAAGCTGCCTTTGTTGAGGATGTCATCAAGGCTGGCGACACTGCTGATGCATCCTTTGAGTTGTTCACTACCGGTGACACAAACGGCACTGATTCCGTTTCATTTGGTGGCATCATCACTGACATGGAGATCACTTCAACTGTCGGTGAATTAGTTGTTGCTACTTGCAATTTCATCACCAGCAGCACCATCACTTCTAACCTTGAGTGATAAGGCTATAGTTTGGATGACAGAAATGTTGTCTAAATGCCTGCTGCAAATCGCACTGTTGACCTGCTGGTTGGGGCGTTCGACCTCAACCAGCGTCGCAAGTTTGAACTGAAAAACGGGGCCGGTGAAAAGGTCGTCGATTTGTTTTTCAAGCCGATCACCCGCGCAGATCGAAAGAAAGCCCAGAGCTATGCGGGAACTGAGGAGGCTCTAGACATCAGCACGCAGATGCTGTGTCAGATGGCAGAGCTGGAAGACGGCACGAAGGCGTTTGCTGCTGCAGATGCCGCGAAGCTGCATCGGCAACTGCCGGAGTCTGTCCTTAATGAGATCGAGCTATTCCTCTTCGGGCTCGGTGAAGAGACAAGCCTCGAAGACGCAAAAAACGACTGAGGCAGGACAAGTGGGCTTTTTATGAGTTCCACCTGGCCTGCGAACTAGGGATGACTGTCAGCAGGCTTCGCACGGAACTTACCGATGCGGAGCTTGTCCACTTTGCTGCTTACCATCAGGTGAAAGCAGAGGAAGAGGAGAAGGCAATGGATCGCGCAAAGCACAGTCGGCGGTAACATTGAACTATTGCTGAGGCGTATCTGTGGCAGTCGAGTCCTCTGTACGCCTAAGGGTTGATGGCAGCGGTGCAGAGCGTGCTCTAAATCGTGTCAATAGAGCTGCGCAGACACTACAGGGAACCGTAAGCAAAGTGACTGCTGCCTTAGCGGGCGTTGGCGCTGTCGGCGGGTTCCTTAGAGGGATGCAGGAGGCTGAAACCGCTGCGGCCGCTGTAGAAACCCTTGGCGTCAATTCAGAGAGGCTTAAAAAGCAATTAGAGGGTGTTAGTGCTCAGCTAAAAGGGCAGATCAGCGAGACGACTTTGCTTGCTGCTTCTTACGACGTTGCATCTGCTGGATTTAATAACGCAGCGAGTGCGTCTGCCATTCTTAAGGCAGCATCGCTCGGTGCTAAAGGCGGCCTGTCGGACCTAAACACGGTTGCAAACGCGACGACCTCCGTTCTTAACGCCTACGGCTTGAGTTCTGATAAAGCGTCGAAACTCGTCGATGGATTTATTCAAACTCAGAACGACGGTAAAATCATCGTTGCGCAATATGCTGCACAGATCGGTCGTGTTGCTCCGACGGCTGCTGCTGCTGGCGTAGGTATCGATGAGCTTAACGCTGCGATCTCCGCTGTTACCGCAACTGGTGTTCCGGTTGAATCGACTTTTGCTGGTATCCGTCAGGTCATCGCATCGGTTATCAAGCCGACCTCTGAAGCCTCTAAGAGGGCGAAAGAGTTAGGCATCGAGTTCAGTACAGCCGCGATTAAGCAAAAAGGCTTCGCGGGCTTCCTCGAGGAGGTGATTGATAAAACCGGCGGCAGTGAGGCAGAGATCTCGAAGCTATTCGGAAGCGTTGAGGCCCTAACGGCAATCATGCCGCTTGTGAACGACCGACTTGGTAAGTTCAACCAAGCCCTAGAAAATCAGCAGAACTCGTCTGGTGCTGCGCAAGACGCTTTTAACAAGCTGACAGATACGGTTTCGGGACAAACTAATGCCCTTGCTAATAACATCGGAAACTTGGCGCGAGTCTTCGACGAAGTTTTTGGCCCAGGCCTTAAAGATCTTTTGACAGAAGTGAACGCGCAGATATTTGCGTTCACTCGTTTCATTCGCGGGATCGACCCAGAGGCAATCAAGGCTGCGGTTTCAATGGCTGGATTCGCAGCGAAGATTTTTCTTGCTAACAAGGCCTTCATCCTTCTACAAAAAACTGCGGTAGTGACCTTTGCGAAACGGATTATTCCTTTGCTTGTCTCGACTAAAGGGAAGCTAGTTGCAGCAAAACTTGCAACAGCAAGTCTCGCAGGGACGATGCGACTACTTAAAACGGCTCTACCATTCGGCTTTCTTATGGTTGGCCTTGATTTACTAATCAGCAAGCTGATAGAAGCTAACGGCGCTCAGCGAGATCTAAACAACGAGATAGAGTTTGGCAGCGAAAAATCACTTGAAGCTGCTCTTGCAAAACAAATAGAGTCCCGTGCGTTATTAGAAAACACTATAAGAACCCTTGAAAATAGTGAAGCGAAGTTAAGTGGTGGTGCTGCTGGGATGATGAGCGGCCAAATGGAAAATCCAGAGCTTGTAAAACTGAGGAAAGAGCTAAAAGATACTGAAGGGTTAATTACAAGAATATCAGTGCGTTTAATGGAACTAAGCGCAGAGCGGCGTGCATCCGCTGCGGAGGCAGCTGCAGAATTCCAAGAATTGATGAGGCAGCTGAAAGATGCGTCATCTGGAGGCACAGATCCTGAAGACGACAGGGCTAAGCAGTTAGCCGCACTCGCAAAAGCACTTGAACTTGCAAAGCAAGATCGGGACGTAGCAAAAGAAACTGACGAGGCAGCAGCAAGAAGGCTGCAAAATACTTTTGATCTCGCGAACCTAAAGCAGCAATTCCCTGCTTTGACGGAGGAAGAACTAGGCCCCTTACGCAAAGTCCTGCAGGAGACATTTAACATAAAAGAAGGCGCACGCGCTCGAAAAGAGGAAGAAAACGGTGTCAAGAAAGAACTAACAGAGCAGGAAAAAATGTATCAACGCATTGGGCAGACTATTAGCGACAACATTGTTGCTGGTTTGATGCAATCGAAAAGTGCTGCAGAAGCATTAGGAAATGTTCTTAATGACGTCGCTAACCAACTGCTGCGGCTGGGTGTCAACTCATTGCTTAAGGTTGCTTTCCCTGGCAGCAGCTTGTTCTCTGCTCTTCCTGGCTTTGCAAATGGTGGCCGCCCGCCTGTCGGCCGTCCGT